GGATGCGGTGCAGCAGGGCTTGTTTAAGCCCTGCGCTTTGCACCTCCTGCAAGTTCAGGCAGGGGATAAAAAACCCCTGCCCTCGCTCAACCGACTGCCACGGGAACAAGCGTTGGTATGGTGAGGACATCATCTTCCTCGTCGATGCGACGGGTTATCTGCAGTGCGCGTACGCGCATCGGCGGTCCGTCTGTCTTGGACAGCAAGTCCTTGCGCTGCACATAATTGATACGGAAGGAGCGCGATAGCTGGTCCTTGAAGGTGCTGTAGCTAAAACTCATGGCAGAGCAATAAGCCCGCAGCAGCCGCTCCTCGATGTACAGGTCGATGTTGCCTATGGTCGCGCCATGCTCGACCCGGCCCATGACCTCGGCGCGTGTAGTGTTCTTGCCAACGATAGAGCCGTCGCTGAATGCTGCCAGGACGCCTGCCTTCTCGCCAAACTTGACCACCACAAACTTGCCTTGGTACTCCTGCACGTAGGCATTGAGTACATCTTCTGCCGTGCGCTTGCCGCCCACGATGCTGGCCCGCTGGTTCTCAAATGTGCGGCGCAGCTCTTCGATGATTTCTTGCAGCGGTATCTCGGCCAGCCCGGTGTGCTGGCTATTGCACAGGATGCCAGCGGCGATGATGATCCCGGCACCGGCCATCCAGAAGCGCTCGTCGTTGGGGGCGTTGAACTCCTTGTACATCTGCGCCACAGTCTTGGGCACCAGCGTCTTGAGGTAGTCCACATTGTTCACAAAGTAACGCGCTAGTACATTACCGGCCACGCCGTAGTTGTTTTGCAAAGACTTGATGATCTCGATCTCTTCCGCGTCCCAGCTCAGCTTGTCGTCCATCGACATCTCAATCAGGCGGCGCAGCTCGCCCTCAGAAGAGTGCTGGCGTACGCTAGTCAGGTAGTCCACAGCGGGGCGGTTCGACGACATCAGCGCCATAGCCGACCACGTTGACAGATTCAGCCGCTCGCGGTTGGTGCCCGACTCCATCCTCTCTTTGCCGCGACCCTCGGACATACTAAAGAGAAAGGCTGGGAACCACTCAAAGTCATTGCGGTTGTTGGTGGTGATCTCGTCAGTGACCAGGGGTAGGCTGCGCAGTAGGCCCAGCCGCTGCTGCATAGCCACAGCAGAAGTGCCAGCGCCTGTGCGGTAGTGGACAGGATGGCCCCAGATCGAGGCGGCGGTATCGAGCGCCAGGGACTTGCCAGTACCCGACTCAGCCGAGGCGCAGTGCATGGTCAGACCGAACAGGCCGGTAAAGCGCATCAGAGGAGAGGCAGCACCGGCTAAGAAAACGGTTAAGTGCTTCCACAGCTTACGGCGTACCATCATGTTGATGACCTTGCGCCACTCGTCCAGGGAGCCGGTGGGTTTGGTGTTGGAGACGATGTTCTCCAGCCCCGCCATAGGCACAAACACAGGCTCGGCACCGGCCCTGTAGATGGAGCTGTTGAACACGAAGCTGTCGTCGTCCTGCCAGCCATAGGCCGGTGGGATGCGAACGGGCGCCTTCTCGGTGCTCATCTTCTCCACGCTTGCGCGGACGTACTCGTACAGGTTTTTGTCATTACCCGAGCCAAACGCGGCCAGGATGTTCTGGCTTGCCAGATGCTTGAGCGCATCGTCCCTGGCAGCCATACTTTTTTGTGGCACGATAACTTCTTGAATGTGTTCTTTGCGCACGGCTAGCATATGCACCTCGTGGGTGCCGTTGTTGTTCAGGATGTCCACAGGAAACAAATCGTACGGCAGCAGCATGTGCTGCCGCTTTATCACGTTGCCATCACCGTCATCTTCTTCCTTCTCGATGAACACACCGCCGTATCTGCCAAACGCATAGCCACGCGGTGGCTCAGGACGGTAGACTTTCTGCGGCGCGGCGTCTTCGACCTGAACTTCAATCTCGACGGCTTCGGTAACTGCGTTAAGCTCGCGGCCCCAACCTAGCGGGTTGGTTATCTTGCCTCGGTGCGGGCACTTGTTGCACACGCCAGGGTTGGCATCGTTCATGGCCTCGCATGAGTACGGACCTTTGATCTCGTGCAGCTTCCTGTACATCCGGTCGTGGTCGTACGGGTGCATGTCGGTCAGCCAGATGCCAGCCTTTTCGCCGTCTACGCAGACCTTGGTCCAGCTCAGCAGCCCACGCCACAGCGGCTCCATGCCGTCATCAGATGCGTTCTCAATGTAGTGGGCGATCTGCCCGCAGCCGGTACCGTCTTTTGTTTTGAGCAGGATTTTTTTGAAGCGCGTTACGCTGTTGCCGATGATGGCTTGCGCTGTGGGAGAAAGAGAATTGACACTAGTCGGCCTCTGCCCTGGCAAGGACAAAGAGGTAGGCCGCTGGGCTACAGTGGTTTTGCCAAAGCCTTCAGCCGTCAAGATAGCATCGAGGTCGTCCACGGCAAAGCGAGCGCCTTCTGAGATGAAGCGAACCTTGGTCGCCTCACGCACATGTTTGCCGTTCTTGACCCCGGTATTGATCGTGTCGAATACGCGCAGCACCCGAGACGCATCGCCGGTCACGGCGTTGTCGATCTTCAAGCCGTGCTTGTTGCACAGCTCCTTGAACCGCTTGGCCAGGGGGAACCAGTCTTCTTTGAACAGGAGTTGGTCAAGCGGCCAGTATGCGTGTATGCCGCCGCCTGAATGTACAAGCCAAGGATCGCCAAGCGATGCTAGGTTCGTGTCTTCACAGAATTTTTGCAGTGCCGATGCCGCAGCTTTGGCGCTGGGGTAGGACTTGGTTTTGATGACGCCGTCAGCGTCGGGTATGTCTTTGGTGTGGTTGCAGTCGAGGTCAACGGCCAGCACTTGGCTGGCATGCATGTTGTCCTTGGTGCGATCTTTGTTTGTGCCAAACGTGCCAAGCGCAAAGTACGTGTCGTAGCCTTTAGCTGCCCATCGCTCAATTGTTGAACTTATCTCTTCCAGTGTCTCCCCGAAAACGTGTTCTTTCTTGTTTGTAAGCTCGACCGCGCAGTAATACCCGTTACCCGGCGACGGCAGAACCTCCGCTAGAAACTCAAGCGGTGTCATAAGGCTCCTTGGTAGCGGGGTTAGAGTGTCAGTTGGGCTTTGAGTGCGGCGTTCTCGTCGATCAGTTGCGCCATGCGAGCGCACAACTCTTGCACCAGCGGGTCGTCCTTCTCCATGTACGCATAGCGCAGGAGTTCCTCATGGGTCATGTTGGCAAGTTGTACTCGTGACATATTCTTCTCCATGCCTCATCGGCTGTGCGTGAGGACTTCATGATTGAAAGCAATAGCTCCACGCGATTTTGATACGCGACAAAAACGTCCTTGCCGAAAAACCAGTTGTACACGGTCTGTCGGGTCACGCCTAGTGCCTGCGCTATCTTGGTCACGGGGAAATCAAGATGGATAGCCCAGCGCCCCAACTGATTGCCGGGGGTCTTGGGCGATGCCATCACCGTGTCGATAACTTTTTGGGAATAGGGCATTGTGTTAGGTGGGGGTACTCGCTGCGTCTGGGTGGGTTCTGATCCCCACGATTCAACTGTTCGCTTGCGCGAGCTTCTCAGCATCCGCTTTCCCCCCGAACTCCTTACTCGCTAAAGGTTCTATTCATCATCCCAGTCACTGACGATATCAGCGAGCTTGGACTTCTTGGCGGGCACCGCAGTCTCCTTTGATGGAGCCTTGCGCACTTCTGGCTCGTCGTCCTCAGACGCCACCGGCTTGGTTTTGGGGGCCTTAGCTGCCTTGGGCGGCGGGGCTTCTTCCTCCTCGGCTTCAGCTTCAGCTTCGGCCTTGGGCGCGGCCTTGGCTTGCACGGGCTTGCCAGGGATCGACATCGGTGCAGCCTTGACGCCATCGGCCTGGGCTACTGTCATCACAACAGCCCGCTTGGCATCCTCGCTTGCAGCTTGCTTGACCACGATGTCGTACTCGTCTTCCTCCAGCCAGCGCACGGGCGTGAAGAACAGCTTGGGGCTCTCGGCCTTGGTGTCAAACTTCATGCGGGTGACGATCTGCTCGGGATTGACGGGCGGGGTCTGAGCCGCCAGGAACCTCGCATATGCCTGAAGCGGGCGCTTGTCGCCATCTTCCTTGCCGAAGATCGAGGTAGCAGGCAGCGTAAGCTGCAGCACATCGCCATCGGGGTTGTTGGCCAGCACCACAGCAAGGCGCTGCTGAAAGCGGCAGGCGCGGCTATTACCGTTGCCCGACCCGGCCTCGTTCTGGGCGCAGCCCATGCAGGTCTTGTTCTGCGGCTCTTTGATGGAAGCGTCAGGCTTCTCGCCGTCATTGCTCCAGCAGTCAGGCCCGGCAATATTGTCGGCATCGTACGCCTTGGCGTAGAAGATGCGGCTGACCTTGGGTGCGGCCTTGACGACCACCACATCGAGGTGGCGTTCATCAATGGATGCGATCTCTTTGCCACCGGCAACAAGCCGGAACACACCGCCCTTGATGGAGATGCGCTTGGTGGACAGGCCAGTGCCGCCGCCCGTCAGGGCTTTGGCTGTTTCAGACAGCTCGTTGTTACGAGCAAAGGCGGGGACGTTGGAGGCGTTAAAAAGCGTTATGTTACTCATGGTTGACTCACTTGGACTTGGTTACACGAATTTCGAACTCGGTGTGCGAGTTCAGACCTGGGGGAACAACCCCTGGGTTCTCTTCCAGAAAGGTCGCCATGTTCGACTGGGCGATGCGCTTTTCCAGCAGGTCAACGACTTGGTGCTCAACAATAAATTTCTTGAACGAGTCCCAGTCCTGCGTGTTGTAGCGCGTCTTAGTCGAAAGGCTCACCGTCCCGTAGGAGGTGTTGACAGATTTCAGGCCGAGCGCCTTCATCTTGTCTTTGATGGCAAAGCGCACCTCGTCTTGCTGAGCCTTGAGCTGCTCCACCGCAGTGTCGTACTCTTTGGTCAGCGCGTCGATGCGCGATTTGATCTTGGTATGGATTTTCACAAGGAGGTCGATGGGGACCACCTCATCTTCGGTGTCGGTCATTTGCTTTCTCCTATTGTTTTGTCAAGCGTTGGACAGTGTACACGGGTTTTTGGCTTTTGCAAGTGCCTCCTTTCAAGATTTGATTTCTGCCTCAAACATCGCTGTGAGCAGGTCGTTGTCAGTAACGCGGGCTGTCAGTGCCTTGAACATCTTGCGCTCGATGGGCGAGCCTTGGATGTGGATGACTGTCACCTTGTCGCTGTTCTGGCCCTTGCGGTCAGCACGAGCGATGCACTGTATGTACTGCTCTACGGACATCAAGGGGCCATAGAACACCACGGTGTCAGCGGCGGTCAGGGTAATCCCGTGTGCAGTTGCCTGCGGCTGCATGATAAGCATCCTGGGTGTGGGCTGCGTCTGGAAACGCTGGATGATGTCGGCCCGCTTGGTTGCGCTCACGCCGCCGTGGATGACCTCGGCACTGATGCCTTTCTTGGTAAGGTGTGCGTGGATGGCGTCGATGCTGGAGCGGAACATCGCAAAGATGATGACCTTGCGCTCGGTCTCCTCCAGTATCTCCTCCAACACACCCAGGCGAGGAGCAGCGTCGAACTCGACAACTTCTTTCTCGTCGGTGTAGGCTGCGCCACAACTGATCTGCAGCAGCTTGCTCACCCCAGCAGCGGCGTTGACAGCGGTGATGGTCTCCCCGGCTGCATGCACCAGCATCTGATCTTTGAGCAGGTTGTAGTACTTGGTCTGCTGCGGCGTCAGCGGCACCTCGCGCACCATCGTCATAACTGGCGGCAGGTCCAGGCACTGCTCCTTGGTAAACCTGATCGCTGGCTGCAGCGCGTTGAACACATCGTCCTTGGCTGTAGGCTTGGGCGCCCACTTAAACATGGTGATCTTGTTCATCACCTGATCGCGCCAGGACGTAAAGAACTGCGGCACCCCTTGCGGGTTAACCAGCTTGGCAAGGCCATACGCATCAGCAGGCGACTGCGAGGCGGGCGTTCCCGTCATCATCCACAGGTACGTGTCAGGCTTGATGATCGACTTGAGCGTCTTCCACCGCTTGGTGGTCATGGTCTTGTATGCGTTGCAATTGTGGACTAGCCAGTGATCCCCAACAAAGTAGTTAGGTGTGCCTTCAACTTCAAGGTTGTAGACAGCTTCGCCGTCTGGGCATTCGATATGCGAAACACTTTCCACCCAAGCTCCGCCAGCTTCGCTTCCTTCTTCCGGTCCTGTGCTTGGCGTGTTGCTGCTGTGTGACTGCCCCCGTCCACTTCCAGCCCTACTTTGAGGTGCGGCCACGCGAAGTCGAGTTTGTAGTTCGTAGGAAAGCCTTGCTGCCTCCGGCCCAACACTACTGGGCAGTTCCATACCCACCCCGCAGGCAAGGCCTCGGAAATCAGTTGCTCCATCGGCGTCATTCCCGTCCCGTTGCCACCCCGCACTTTCGGTTTGTGCCCGTTCGCTTTCGCCACCGCAGACAGCTTTGCCCGGTGTTCCGCCGTTTTCGGCCCCGAAGGTCTCCCCCGTTGCTCGGGCAACAGATTGTTGAAGACGCTCTTGCCCGGATTTAGTAAGTGCCACCTCTTCCGTGCGCAGGATTTGGAGCAAGTCGTTCCAGCTTCTTGGCTCCTTTCCAAGAGCCACAGTAAACGGCGCGTTTCCCGGAGATATGCCTGCCCGCAGACAGGACAGCTCAACGCCAGATATAAGCCTTCTTCCTGCAAGATTTTTGGCGCACACCCAACCTGCATCAGTAAAGAACGGATGGTCTGGAGTGCATCGGATACTTTTGCCGTTGCCAAGTTTTACCTCTACAAGTTGCGTAGCAGTATTGCGTACAAGACGTTTTATACGCATTGTTCCGTCAGATGTCAACACCTTGTCGCCAGTCTTTAGCTGCTCAATCGGGCGGCGTCCCATCGGCGTAGCCACCAACGTGCCTGCAACAAAACATTCGTCCACAATAACTGCATCGAACCTACCATCGGCGTTGATCTCATCGGCAATCAAGTTCAGCCCGTCATAGTTGCAGATCACAAACTCATAGTCCGACTGAATCATCTCGATGCGCTTGGCAGCTTGCGCGTGGTGCGCGACGATGGCAGAGCGATGGATGATTGAGTTGTTGAGGTCACCCATCCACGCCGCATGCATGATCGACAGTGGGCACAGAATCAGCGCTCTGCGCACAAGTCCACGACTCATCAAGTAGTCAGCAGCCCACAGCGCCGAGAGCGTCTTGCCAGTACCGGGGTCGTTAAAGACGAAGGCTTTGCGGTTGACTGTCAGGAACGATGCGGTTTCTATCTGGTGGGCCATTGGCTTGTAGCGCCCTGGCCAGTTGTACCTGCGCGTGATGGGCGAAGGCACATCTTTGACGCCTAGATTTCGCAGCACCCGTACCTCATCAAGGCCCCAGTACACCGCGATCTTGTAGGTGTCACCCTCTTGGTCAAGTATCTTGTGCTTGGGTATCAGGCTGTATTTGTGAGGGTTGCGAGTGCGAAAGATCAGCGCCTTGTCTTCGACGATTTCCAATTGCTTTCTCCTGTTGTTTTAAAAGTTGTCGTTGAAGAATTTATGGACGGCTTCTTCAAAATCTTTTTTGTTAAAACGACCGCCTTCACCCGAGCTGTGCATGATGATCATTTCGTCGCCTGAACTGCACAGCGAGAAGTCATCCAGATACAAGGTACTAGCGGCCTCGCGCCGGGCTTCGTTCCAAACAAATTGAGCTACGTTGTGGCCCATGAGCTTTTGCTCTGCGACTGTGAGGGTGTTCCACCAATCGTCAAACCTCACTTGTTGTCTCCTCGGTTCGATGAGCGCGAGCGCAGCCGGGTGTTGCCCGGTGTGGACTTGCCGCCTTTGCGCATCGGTGTGATGTGGTCGATATCTTTGCCGTCTCGCTCCACACCCTTCTTGTCGTAGGCACGGCGAGCACGTTGGCGCTCGATCTGGTCCTTGTCTTCACCGCGCTTCTTCTGAAGTTGGTACTCGTGTTTCCAGTCTCTAGTTGCCATGATTAACCCCTTTTTCGGTTATGTTCACATGAATTAACAGGGCACCAGCCGCATAGCGGCGTGGGCTTTGGGTTCCACACGCCTGTCTCGTGTGCTTGCTCGATACGGGCTACGCGCTGGCGGTAGTCCCACCAGTACTCTTCGGCCTCGCCTACCATGAAGTTGGCCTTGGCGATATCCTCTTTGACCACAAACAGCAGCGCACCGGATACACGCCTGATGTGGGGGAAGTGGGCGAACACCATCAGCGCCATGAGCTTGAGCTGATCCCGATCTGGATACTTGTTGTTGCCCGACTTGTAGTCCACCACCCTGGCTGTGAGGTTCTCGTCGTCGATGATGAGCAAGTCGGCAATGCCGCGCACCCACACATTCTTGTCTTTGAACCCGCACGGCTTGAGGTCAGTGGTAACGCCCATCTCATACTCGCACAGCTTGCGTCCTGGCTTGGCCTTGAGCGCATCGAGCGTGTCTTTGAGAAAGCCAAACTGCGGCGGCAGCGGCGTGTCGTCCTTGATGTACAACTCCGCTGCTGTGTGCAGCTCCTTGCCGTAGATCGTTGCCTCGGTGTCTTTGAACGGGTAGTTCTTCAGAACAGTCGTTTCGTGATACTGCCTTGGACACTGCTCATATTTTTTTAACGCTGAGTGGGACCATGTTACTTTCATAGCATTCCTGCTTCGTGGTAGATACGTTTTGCGGTTACGTACGCGGCATGTGCAGCGTCGGCGGACTCAAAGTACCCAAGGTGTTTCTTGCTCCCGTGCACTTTGATAGACGCAATAAACTTACGTTTGTTTTTGTGCCAACTGACCCCCAGTAGTTTTGACGACTTGTTGTTAGGTCGATGCGCTTGCTGGTTCTGACCATTCAGCACAAAATTGGTGGGGCGCAGATTCTCAAACCTGTTATCGAGCGGGTTGCCGTTGATGTGGTCAAGCATGCTTTCTGGCCAACAACCCGTTTCAAACAACCACACCAAGCGGTG